TTTCGGCATCTTCATAGTTTTCCAGTCTTTGTTCACCTATACCAACAAGTCTTTCGAGTAAACTCGTTTGCTTTGCATTCTCTTCGTAGATAAGTTGTTGATAAGAGTAGCTTTCTGTGATTTCGCCGTCACCAATAGATGCTCTTTCAGTCAATAGTCTTGAAATTTCTTGTGAGTTGAACGAATCGTTATTTTGCTCTGATTGTATAAATCCCAACTCGCTCAAAGATTCTGTTAGACTCAAAATGTTTTTTGATGTGTCATTAGACATTTCAGAAACATTAGACAAAACGTCTGAAGTAACATTAGACAAACTTGAAGTAACGTCTGAAGAATCTGAAACAGTATTATCAGTAGAAGATTTTATAGACAAAAGATCATTATTGTCTATAGTGCTGATGGCCTTTGAAACCATTTCACTCAAGTTTTCATTGTTTACGGTCATCGCATTCAATAACTCAGATGAATAGTTGGTAAACAACTGATTCACTCTGTTATTTGACTCTTTATTCTGTTCTTGAAAAATGTTCTTCAGGTTTGACTTTACAAATGAGTACTCTTTTGCTATAGTGTCGCGACTCACATTCGTCATCATTGCGTTCTTTTGACCATCTAGAACGTTTAGTATCTTAGTGAGTAGTGAAGTAGTTCTTCTTTCACTTTCAGCCTCAATGTTATACATTGATTCCAGAAAACTGGATTGCATAATCATGTTGGTGTCTATTGAGTTTAGAACTGGTCCGAACTTCTTAATGTTTTCTTGTGACATTTACTCTTCCATTGGATAATGTTTTTGATAAGTTGATTCACTTTCAAAAGATTCAGACATGTAACCATCACCAGCAACACCGCGTATCTTCTCTTGACCACGAGACCACGCAGTCACACCAAGAATAGCACCCATAGCCATGTGAAATAGTCCACCAGATCCTAGTGTGAGAGGTGTCCATTGTTGCGTGACTATCCCAGATGTAGAACTATCTTGAAAGACTGTCCAGAAAATAGGTCCAATGATAAAATCAAAAAGACAAATGGAAATGTATACCCACCCCATTGCAGGTCGCCATTTAGATTTTATCCAAGATTCTTTATTCATTTCATCTTTTCTTTCTGCTCTTCTATCCAAGCTAATAACATATCAACATAAATGTCTCTTTCAAAGGGTATTAGATTTTCTATTTCACTTATTTGGTATTTATGATGCTGAGCCAATGCAAATGTATTTTTATAATACGTAACAAGATCAATGTGACTCAGCGTTAGATAAAAAAAGTTTCTGTACCCTCAGCAACAAATGTTTTTTCTGTTCCGTCTTTTGTTTTGTATTTCTTTTCGTATCTCAATACAGGCATAGTATCAAAAAACTCTTTGATCTTTTCTACATGTAAAGACGAAAGACTATCAACAAAGTCGTCTACTTCTTCTTTGGTAAAGTCTTTTAGCATGTGGACTTCTTCGCCATCCACAACTGATTCAATACAATCTAACATGATTTGAAATAGAGTTTCTTCGTTAGCATCATCTCTTGCTAAACTTTTTAGAGAATCAAACTTTGGGTACCCCATAACAAGAGAAACGTTTTCGTCAATAGGAATGATTTTATTATGTTTCTCATTCTTCTCAACTTTTATTTCGTGAATGTCCAACTCCATGTTGATCATTTCATTAGTTTCTGGATCACGAATCCTGAAGTCCATTTTGTTGCTGACTGACTTAGCACGAATGTTGATTAAGATGTACTCCAAATCAAACATGGCCAGTTTCTCAACATCCACGCCTTCAGCGCAGTTTGTGATGATTTGCTTGATTGCAAGTATCACCTGATCAATGTCTTTTGACTCTTGGGCGATCAAAAGAATCTTTTCTTCTTTTACAGTGAAGGGTCTGTATTTGATTTTCTTATCTGTTGATGGTATAATCAATTCAAATAGTGGTTGACTAATCTTTGGTAAAGCCATAATTTATTGCTCCATGTTATCTAAAAAAACTTCCTATTCTATCAATAGTACTGCTAACTCTATTTACTACGTTTGAAATTCTGTTATCAAAAAATACGGCATCTATTGTACCAAATGCCCCGCCTAATCTTGAAGATGAGCCAGACGTATAGTTACCAGAAATACCACTCGTGTTCAGTATTGTAGATTCACCCATTCCAGCATTAGAGTATGATCCATAGGTAAATGTCACAGGCATAACCATGATTTCATTGTTATTATCCCATGCTGTTGTTATGTTGCCTAACGAGATCGGGTACGCATTTTCAAACTTGTATTCGTATGTAATCTTATCGTCATTCAAAGAATACACTACAACTTCCACTGTACCTACATACTTATCTTTGTATGCGATTTGAAATGGCTTCATGCCGTTGTATGCAGCATTTGATCTACTGTTATCGTAGTTTACAATAGACTGCATCCAACGCTGAAAGAATTTTTTTACTTTAAATTCAGCGTCAATCATAAAGACGGTATTGAGATTGACGTATGGTAGATTGATTGGGAATGATTCAGCTTTACCCCAACCCTGAGTTTTTACACTTGTCGTCTCTAAGGTGAGTGCTGGTAGATCAACACTTCTACAGAAGAACACAAGATCATTCATCGGAATCGTTCCCTCAAATAGACCAGCAGGAGGCGTGATCCTCACGATGAACAGATTGTCTCTAGCTAATCCGTATCTTGATACTCTTGAAATGAAATCTGCTACGCTAAATGACATTTATTTTATCTTTCTTTTTGAGTCGGCCCAGACAGTTGTCTTTCTTGCGCCTTGGAAACGTTCTGTTGGAAGGAAGAGCGCCACATCCCACTCAGATGGGTAGATGTAAAGAAATCTACTTCTGAGTTGACTAGTCAAGTAATGTTTGACGCAAGGCTTGAAGTTTTCAAACTTTGATGCTGAGTTCAGAACATTATAGTTGAGACGAAGGCGAGTTGTTTCATCGTATTTTTTGTTGGATGATAAATCGTATAGAGCATCCATGAGTTCAGCACGATACGCATGTGGAAGATAGTGAAGGTTTATACCCATGAACCCACCCTTCACTTTTTTATAAGGAAAGATCAGTGGGAACTTGTCATAGTAAGGTAGCTTTGCTTTGTGCTTTGCGTCATAAGTGAACATGTACATTTCACCTACTCGCGGTCTAGCTGTTAGTCTGTCGGGATCACTTTTCAATAGTTTGCGTTCATTCACGGCCCCGTAGTTCTTTGCTGTGTTACGAAACCACTCACGCGCACTTGCTTCACGCGCGGGAATCTGTCCAGCACGGATACCTTTTGATAGAATTTCGTCAAAAAGTTTAGCCATTTATTACTTGATTCCTAAATCATCTTCTGTTACTATTTTGAACTTCCAACCACGATCTTTACAAAACTCATTAGCAGCCTTCCACTTAGCTTGATTGACGCCCCATGTTTTGACCTCGGTCAAGTATCGTTTAGTCACTCTACTCTTTTTTTCAGGCGGTCTTGTCTGTGCTTTTGGTTTGACTTCTATTATTAGCGTTTCTTTCTTACCCATTGTATTTAGCTGTTTTACAATAAAGTCTGTGAAATAACGATGAACTTTGCCGTCTATTGGACTGATGTAAGGTATCACGACTTCTTCACTGCCCCATTGAATGACATTGGGGTGACTATCACAGAAGCGCATGAACTTCAGTTCCCACCCTGATCTATAAATAATGTTAGTTGGATCACCTAAATACTTTTTAGGATTCTTAGGTTTGAATCGACCTTGATAGTATTTCATTGTATCTCGTATAAATAAGTGATAGAATCAAAAAGTATTTATAGATACGAAAAGAAAGGTGTCGCATGGCGAATGATTTTAGAGGGACAGGTGGAGGTCCAGCAGGCTTCTATCGCGAACAGATTCAGGCCAAACTAGATATTGAGCAAGGAAACTTCACGGGTAAATCATACTCTTACCCTATGGACGGCGGTGACATTTGCATGAAACTTTCTTTTAGAAAGTACTCTTATGCTGAGGCTAAAAGTAAAGCGAATATAGCAGGAAAAGATATAATAAAGCTACCTTTACCCGAACAGTTGGCAGACGCATCAAACATAACAGTTGACAGAGGTGAACTAGGTGGAGCGGGTGCTTTTGCCGCATCAGCGTTTAGCGGTGTAGATGGTGCCGAAGATTTTTTTGATAGACTAAAAGAGTTGGGTATATCTGCTGGTAAGTTTACAAGAGAAAAGGTAGACACTCTAATCGGAGGTGATTTCAGCGGTTTAGGTGTTGACGCAGCATCCGCCGCAAAGTATTTTGCTAGATCGGGGGTCGAATCTCTTTTCTCAGGTGCAGGGTTGGCAATAGATGTTATAGGTGGTAACGCAATCAACCCACATGCAACTCTAAACTTTGATGGTGTAGCTTTGAAAGAGTATCAGTTTAGTTGGACGCTGGCTCCCAAAAATGAAAAAGAATCTGATTTAATAAGAAATATTATAAGACAGATCAACTTTCACATTCATCCGAAATATCAGCAACTTGGTGGAGGGTCAGAGCCATTATCTGGGGCTGGTGCTAAGTCTCTGAATCAAGCACTTCTACAGTACCCATCTTTAGTAACAGCATCTTTATTAGGGTTAGCGCAAGAGTATTATTTTGACTTTAGATATCCTATGATGGTATCAAGTTTTCAAGCTAATTACTCACCACAAGGCAACTCAATACTAGAAGGCGGTAAACCAGCTTTGATACAGTTATCAATGTCATTGAAAGAAACTACTATCAGAACAAGGGATGATTACAGATAATGCCTAAGTATTTCCAGTATTTCCCAACAACAGTATTTGATAATACAAGACTGATAGACATAACTAAAAGAGTTGAAGTGCGAAAATCGGTTCTCGGTAATCCTTACGCATTTTTGCCATATGTTATTAAAGAAGGCTACAGACCGCAAGATATTGCTTTCTTTTATTATGGCGATGTCAAATACGTTTGGTTAGTATATCTATCAATAGGTGTTGTTGACCCTTATTACGATTGGCCATTATCAGCCAAAGCGTTTGATAATTATATCATAAAGAAATATGCGGTTGATGCTAATGCAAATGGAAATGCTGTAATTGAATGGACACAAAACACTCAAATAGAAGAAAACATTTTGCATTATGAAAATACTAGCGATGGCACAATTATTACAAAAGATACTTATGATTTAAGCGAAACTTTAGTTCAAGGTGATTGGAAAGCCGTTAGAGTTTATGATTTTGAACTTCAGAAAAACGAAGACAAAAGAGTTATTAATCTACTTGATTATAGATACGCATCACAAGCAGAAGAAGAATTAAAGGCGTTATTATCTAATGGCTGATATGAATAGAGCTGGCACATACGAACTATTAGAATTTCGTATTGCACCATTTGATAGAAATTTTGAAGACACAAATGCTTTTATTGACATTCGTGGTCTCATTCACGAATGGGAACTGAACGAATCTATGGACAGCGGACACATTTATGGCACCGCTGTTGTATACGATTCATTAGGCATTCTTGACGACTTTCAGATCAAAACTGACCCAGTAAATCATTGGATCAAAGGTGAAGAAAGAATACGAATCCGATACAAAGATTGGTATCAAGATCATGAGCCAATGGAACATGAAATGTTTTTGTATTCTGTCACGGACGTTCAGCCTATCACAACAGCAAAAGAAGCATTACGTGTTTATAAAATACATTTTGTTTCAATAGATAAGTTTTTGACAGAAAGATTTTTAGTTCGCCGTGGGTTCAGAGATAAACTGATTAGTGAAAATGTAAGAGAAATTTTTGGTGAGTATTGGATAAATCAAGCGAATAGCTATAGAAAAACGCCTAGAAAAAAACTTTATTACAATGAATATGATACTACTGTAGGTAAACAAAATCTCGTAGTTCCAAACTATAGCCCTGAACAGACAATGCACTTTTTTGCGAGAAAGGCTTATGCTGGAGAAGGTGAAACTCAGATTTGGAGATTTTTTGAAAATAGAAAAGCGTACTTTTTCATAACACATGATGATCTAATAGCAGAAGCAAACGCATCCGAACCATTTAGTGGTGAAATACAAAAGTATCTTCGCATTAACATTGGTGATAAAACACCTGGCACTGAAGCCATTACGATGCAAAGTATTTTAGACATAAGACAGCCAACTTACATCAACACATTAAAAGACATGCTCACTGGCGCTTATTACAGTTCGCTTACAGAGTTAGACATTCCAAATAGAACGTCTACATTTGTTGAGTATAGATACTTAGATGAATACGAAAATCTAGTCAGCACATCGTTTTTCAAAAAAAATGGGTTAGTTTCTAGACCAAGACATTCTAAAAAGTTTGTAGATGAACATTTGAACACACTAAGAGATAGATTGGTTGTAAGAGATTACGGGTCACCTAATGATCCTGGTGGGGGTGCATTTGTAAGACCAGAAACGTTTTATACAGATGTGTACAATGATAAGAGAGTGTCTTACAATCATCATGATTCAAATAAGATACTGATGAAGATTTACGGCAACAATGAAGTCATGGCTGGTAGTATCATAGAAATAGATTTGTTGAAGTTAGATAACGACACAGAGAATCCGAAGACTGACGAATTGCGTTCTGGTAGATACTTAGTAGAAAGTGTGAAAAACATTTTCAAGGAAGAACTGTATTATCAAGAGTTGACAATCTCAGCAGCAGGTGTTTATGCTAAACCAGAAAGAGCGAATGAGTATGTGAGAGAAAGACTACCACTTAGTGAGTTCACAGAACGCGAAACATTCTTCAACGAAAGTGATGGTGGACGTGATGTGGATGGAACGAGGGCTGCTGCAACTCCAGGTCCTGATGATGGACTAAGAGGTTTTTCAGTTGTACCAAATCTTTCTCAAGTGCCGCCGGGTGTAGACGGGATGGGCAGAAATAATCCAACCCAACAACAAATTGATGCTATCTATGCCGCAGCGGATGCTGCTCGCATTCCAAGGAATGTGTATCTGCGACTTATTGCTCAAGAATCAAACTTTAACCCCAATGCGTTCAATAGTGGTAGTAGTGCGACAGGTTATGCGCAAATTGTGCCGGCGACAGGTAGACAACCAGGTTATGGAGTTACTCCAATTCAAGATGTCAACAATCCAACTGAAAATTTACGTTTTGGTGCCGAATATTTGGGCGCAATGTATAAAGAATTTGGTAGATGGGATTATGCTCTTGCTGCTTATAATGCTGGTCCGGGTAACGTTGAAAAATATAACGGCGTACCGCCATTTAGTGAAACTATAGATTACGTGGGAAATATCTTGGGCACGGAATCCCAATAGAATAAGGTAATAGAAAATGGCATCACCAGTAGGATTTACAGATTTACTTTGGTTCGTGGGTGTAGTTGAAGGCCCACCAGATCAAGCATACGGGCGTGTTCGTGTGCGCTGTTACGGTATTCATCCACCAGTAGAAACTAATGAAGTTGAGACAGAAGACTTACCATGGGCCGTGTGTGTACAGGGATCGTATGGCGCGTCTTTTCAGATTCCTAAAGAATCAGACTGGGTATTCGGATTTTTCATTGACGGTAGAGACGCACAGCATCCCATGATTCTGGGAACGATTCCTGGCATTGCTATGCAAACTCCAGCAGGATCAGGTGGCTCAGACCCTTACGTAAAAATGTCAACAGCCGCTATGCAAGAGTATGGTAAGCCGCCAATGCACCCAGCAGTGTCTGGTGAAGAGATAGAGACGACACAGCTTCTACTGCAAAACTCTGTTGGCGATTCGTCTGTACCTCACGCATCTGAAATAAATAAGACAGCGCTCTATAAAAGTCGTTATGGCGATTCATACATTCAAGTTGATGGTAATGAAAACGG